GACGAGACGCCAACGATGTCATTTAGTTGATGATGTTGCATTGTTCGGAGCAGTCCCCGCACCATCTATCAATCTAATTCCGCTACATATTACTGCCTTAATCGTTTCAACCTTCTAAGGCTACTTGTCACCCACTTTCATGATCCGCGCATCTTCCACGGCTGCAATCTCACTGACGATGGAATGCACCCGCCGCTCGGCCTGCTCGAGAGCGGCGAGTACGCTGATTCGCTGTGTGACGTCAACTTCAACCTGCATTCGTTCGGACCACTTCTTGGGGTTGAGCTTGGCCGCAACGAACTTTCGGACGTCGATCTGCAGACGCCGCATGTTCACAGCTGCAATCAATTCAGCACCCTGCAGCCCTGGCGGCAGCGGGGCGTCGGCTAGGCCAATGAGCCGCTCGCCCAATGTATCGGCCCTCTCTGCTTGAGCCTCCGCGTAACGCCGAGCCAACGCTGCGTCGCGACGAAGGCAGTCCTTCGCCCAAAAGATCGTTGGGGGCCGTGGGCTTGGTAGGCGCGCAAGCGCACCGGGCAGGCTTTCGCCTTCGTCGGCGATGAACCGAAGCAACTGATCCCAAATCTTCTCGCGGTCGTGAACTTGTGGGCGTCCCCCCTTCCGTTTGACGGTAGTCGATTGATTCTGGATTTCGTCGGTGGTCGCTTGGCTCATGGTGAATCACCTGCGGTATTTGCAAGATTGAAGTCGGATTCAACCCCTGTACGCGCGGAGCGGCATCAAAGCCGATCGAACCACGCCGGGTTTACGGGATTCAAGACCCTGACAACGCTGCGAAACGGATCGCCGGGGGGTGAGCCCAGGGCGTAGCCCCAAGTCGGCGGGGCTTCGAAAGGGCCGTGCCAGCTATAGCCGACGCGTGTTATCAGTTCGGATACCCCGAGAGTCTTGCCCGCGTCCGGGCAGGCGATGATCCTGGGGAACCTGCGCTCGTAAAGGCTCCACCAGGTCGGGCAGTCATGGACCTGGACCCGAGGGCTGCACTGCTGAAAAGCCCAATCTAGCAGACCAGAGTTCGGCGGATGATCCAGCACCGCAAAGCCGGTGCAGACACGGATCACCACCGGATCAGTCCACAGGTTTGGATGCACGGGCAGGACGCCGAGCATCCGAACGGGCGCAATAGTCCCGCCCAGGACCCGGGCGAAGGTGCTGGCCCAGTCCGCCCTTACGACCTCGCCCTCGGGGGTGCTCAACCGGTCGGGTATTCGGACGATCGCTCGCTCGATGCGCCGGTTGAGCTCTCTAACTTGTGGATGGATGTCGTTATCAGTCATGATCGTTGATCCTCGGTGTTGATGCGCTAGGTTCGCCCGGTGCACCAACTTCGCTTTTTGGGTGGTTGTTGCACCCGACTGCATGGGGTCGGGCAGGCTCCGCTGCTTTCTGACACTTTTCATAGCTCGGCCAACCGAAACCTAAGAAACCGATGAAACCAACTCAACGGGCTTTCACGCTCCACCGTTCGGCTGCTGTGGTCCCGCTCGCGCGCTCGAACCTCAGCCCGTCAACGATCACGCCTTGCTTGCGGGCGATCCATCTGCCCAGTCGTCGGCGGTTGATCTCGCCGTGGTCTTCTGCAATCTCCCGCAGCACTTCGCGTAGCTCATTCGGGACGGTGCTGTACGACGCCTGGTCCACCGCCTCGCGGATCATGGTCGGGTTGGCGCTAAACGTTGCACTCCAGGCGTGCAGCAGGCGCCCCAGCGTCTCGCGCTCCGGGTCTTGCTCCATCTGCTCGAAAATGCGCTGCGCTGGGTCTGGCAGCCCCAGCCATAGCAGCGGCTGGCGCACCCAGTGGCTCCACTGGCCATAACTCGCCACGGGCTTGCATGGGGTCGGCGCAGCACCTGAGACCAGCCACCCACGAATCACCGTCAGCGCCAGTGATACGTACTGCTCCCGGTTCTTGCGGACCTTGGTCAGTGGGTCGCCCTTGAATAGGCGCGCAGCGGGCGTCTCCACCTGGGGGTCGATGACGACCGTGACGCACCGGCGGGCCATGTCTTTTACAGCGTCCACGTTGTTCCCGCTGGAAAGGAACAGCACCCGCGTGCCGACCGTGGCCGTCTTGCTCACGCCCAAAATGCGCCCCGTCAGAAACTCCTCGGTGAGCGCGCTGCACAGCGATTTGTGGGGGATCAGGTCCGTCGTTAGGTTGTCAAACACCACGGCGCCCGGTGCGGTCAGCAAGGTCGCCAGCAATAGCTTCTGGCACTCCTCCTCCTGCTTTGGGAACGCCACCGCCGACGGCGAGGACGGACTGGCGAAGGCCGCGATGATCCCACTCAGGTAGCTCTTGCCGGATGCGATCTGGGGCGCTCTGATGTGGATCATCGGTGCAGCCGTCAGGCTGGGCCGCACAGCCGCAGTCAGGATGCCCGCCAGTGCCGCCGCTTCGTCGTGCGCGTTGCTGAACTCAAATTCCGTCAAGAGGTCGCGCAGCGCTCGCAATGCCTCAAGTGCTTGCTCGCGGGTCGGCTTGTCGGGGATGGTGAACAAGCGACTGTCGAACACTCCGAATAGCCCTGTGGAGCCATCGAACCCCGCTTCGCGCACCAGTGAGCCGTCGGGGCGCAAGTGCGGCTGCCGTGCGATGCCCGCCAAGGCCGGCAGATGGGCGTACGACTCGGAGTCGAACAGCACGTTCACGTGCTTGACCGGGGGGTCGATCACCACGTCATTGCCGCTGCGCGCGTCATATCGGGTCCAGACCGCGCAGCCTGACAGCGCCCGCAGCAGTGCTGGCTGCGATACGGGCTTGATTGCTGTCTCGCGGGTCTCCGGGTCGGTGACGATCGACACGATGAGACCACCGCGCTGGTAGTAACGCATGGTGGCCGTCAACTCCCGCTCGCCTGCGTCAGCGATGCTGCCGATGTTCCCTGCTTCGGCCCTGATGGTGGGTTTGTGCCTGGCCTCCGTGAACGTCACACCCAGGAAGTCCAGCAGCGCGCTTATGCGGTACCGGTCCCCGTGGCTGTGGTGGCACTTGAATCCACCGACTGGATATAAGTCGGACGGCTCAAAATACGCGCTGCCGTCGTCCACCTGGCCGGTGTGCTCATGCACCCACGGACAGGTCACATCGTGCCGGCCACTGCCCAGCGGCCGCTTGTAGAGGCCCCGCAGTTTGAGAGCCGCAATGACCTCGTTCTCCTCCTTGCGAGGGGTGTAGATGCCGTCCTCGCCCCGACGGTCCTCGTTGCGCCCCCCGGCGGCTTTGCGGCGCGTCTTTGCCTCGGGCGGTGCCAGTTCGAGCCCATCCATGATCTGCGCCACGGTATACCGCCGCTCGGGGTTCCACTTCGCTAGCCGGCACGTGAACGCTGGATTGGTCTTGCAATTGCTGGCGAACGGCAGACGACCATAGCGTGTGGTCGGCGTCTTGGCCCCCGGGTCGCACAGACCCGCCTCGACCATGCTCTCGTTCAGGTCAGTGACGCTCTTCAGGTCGGTCACCGGCTCGGCGAACAGGTAGCCCGCCTGAAAGTTACCTGCGCTGGTCTCCACCACATACGACGGCGGGCAGGCGTCGAGCCGGCTCAGCGGCAGCGCCTTGGTACCCAGGTCGTCGAGCATGACGCCGTAGACCGCCGAGCAGTCTGCACCCTTGCGGCGGTAGTCCCTACCGTCGGCGCCCTCCGGTCGGTAGACGGCCAGCGTCAGGTACCAGTTCAGCGCGAGGTCATCGGTGTGGCTCTCGTTAGCGTGCCAAGTCCAGCCGTTCCAGGCGCTTCCCTTGCGCTCTAACGGGTTGCCGCTGAGGCCTAGCACGAAGGGGCGCAGGGGCTCGGCCAAGCCCCGGAAGATGGCCCGCAGGAACTCGCCGTTGGTAGTGGGCGCGCCGGTCGAGTTGGTTTCATCGGTTTCGGAGGTTTCGGTTGGCCGATCTGGGAAAACTGTCAGATCGCTGGCGTGGAAGGTATTCACGGTGGTGTTCCTTTGGATTGGAAACACCCGCGGGGCTGGACACCCGAGAAACCGCCGCAATAAAATCGACCTCGCTGAGATAGTCGGCTTTATTGCCGTGTGGGTCGCCCGGGAGTTCACGCTCCTCGGGCGATTTCATTTTGTCGTGGTCGTTTGCGCTGATTGGCCCAGCGAATTCAGCCAAGCTGTCAGGTCACCCGCACGAATGCGGGTGCAGCGCGCGCCGATGCGGATAAGCCTTGGAAAGCTCGGGTCGGATTTAGCGCGGCGATAGAGCGTGTCCTCAGACAGCCCAGCTACCATCGACGCGGTCCGCATGTTTAGCAGCGCGTCAGGCACCATAGCGATGGCCAGCGGTTGGGTTGCCCTAACCCATGGCTTCGTTGGGGACGGTGATTCAGAATCAGTGGCGCTCATGGCGACTCCCAGTTGGTGGAGTCCGATGGCGCATTTACTGGCACGGCTACGGACCCCGAGTTAACGGTCGTCCACCTTGCTCGGAGGCAACTCAATCCCCCGTAATGCCATTTCACCAGCCTGCCTGCCTCGCCCCCGCGGTGTGGGGATAAGGGCGATTGGGGCGAGACCCCGGCGTTACGCCGGAAACGTTCAGATTGGCAAATATTATGAGTATGCCCACAGGGGCCGTCAAGTGCTATTTGCCGCTAATCCCGTTCCTTGAGTACCGCATAGAAACTAGATGGGCGCCGGCGGGGGCTATTCAGACCCATTGTTTGCGCTTGGCCGGCGGCACCGGCGCTTCGTGCGAGCCAAGGACATGCGCGACATGCAGGACTTTTCCTAGACCGTCTAGGGTCTGGGAAATCACGCCACCCGCCCGGGCATCTGGATGATCTCGGCACCGTCTCGCAAGCGGTCCAAATAGTCGGCCCACCGATTCATCAGCACACGCCGCTGTCGCATGAACTGCGCACGGTCATACGCAGCACCCAGTGGGCCGCTCTTCCCGTGGGCCAACTGCGCCTCGATCACATCGGCTGACACATCAGGCAGCTGCTCGACCATCAATGTTCGCGCCATCGCCCGAAAGCCGTGGGCTGTCATCTCGTCGTTGCTGTAGCCCATGCGCCGCAGGGCAACTCGAACGGTGTTCTCACTCATACACTTGCCCTGGCCCAGCAGTGATGGGAACACATAGCGACCATGCCCCGTCAGCGGCTTGAGGTCCTCCAGCACGGCTAAGGCCTGAGGTGCCAGCGGCACGAGGTGCGGTCGCCCATTGGTCTTACCGTGAACCGTCCGTTTCATCTTGGCAGCGGGGATGGTCCATAGCCCTGCGGTAAGGTCCAGCTCGGCCCACTCCATCGCCCGAACGTTCCCCGGTCGCTGGAACGTCAAGGCTGACAGCAACAGCGCGGCCCGCGT